ACTCATCAATACCTCCTATGCAAACTTGGACTAACACCACTGGTCCTTAACTGCTTATCTGCTTTCTGACTGATTATCCAATCTGGCAAATATGCGCTCTGCTTTATCTTAACACTATTCAAGCACCAATATGCCAATGCCATTGCCATTGCACTGTCACAGTGACTCTCTACATCCTCACCAAACCGTATGATGCCCTTCTCATCTACTGTTATAGACCTTAACTCTGTCATTGTTACATTGTCTATCATTCGTATACTTCCTGTCTGTATACCCTTCTTCAAATTCTCAAACAACAATGGCTTGCTTCTACTCGTTGTCAGAAAGTCCTTACCGGTATGTGGATCCTTCCAAAACCTATGAAACCCTTGATACAACAACTCCTGGATAGTTGCCAGCCCATAGTTGTTACTCTCTACCAATACCAAAGCATTGTTGTATGTCACACTCATATCATATATGTAATCTGCCAACTGTATCGGACTTACTGTATTACTTCTATAGATACATACTGTCTGTAATGTCAGTCTACTTATACAGAAGATTACAGCATAATCCCTACCTACACCACCACTAACATCTACACCTATCGCATACGTATCATCTGGATTCGGTGGCTCAAACGTTACCCACTCTACTGGACTTACACTAATAACATCTACATGCTCAAAGTCATCATACGTAAAGTATGTATTGCCACTAATACGATATGCTTCATCCAATGTCATCGGATACTCACGTACAAACTTCTCCCATCCTAGTTTACTTATCTTCTCCCTTCTCCAACACAGTTGACCTAGTGTAAGATGATACTGCTCCTGTAACTTCAATTCTTCATCTGTCAGACTTATCGGTATATCATCCATTGTATACTCTTTATGACTAAACCATGGAAAGAATAGATAGTTCCAATCTGCTTCCCCTATCTGATGCTTATGTACTTCCTTCCACAGTGCATCATTGTAATAGTTAGCAGTACTCTCTATGACTAGTTGTCCATCATTCAATGCACTGATTGCTGTAGCCTTGAGTTCCTCTGGATTCTCTGCAAAGGCATATTCTGATATGTGTAGCATACTACAAGTTTGACTACGTAAACCACCAGCCTGTGTTGCTGCTGCTGCTATGATACGTCCACCACCCTTAAAAGATAGTTCTGTTGTATTGTCTGTATCTAGTGGTCTTTTCAATGTTTCTGGTAGGTATTGATAGAACCTCTTATGGATATGTAACAAGTGCTTAGAACTGGCTATCTTATAGGATAGTATTATTAATGTTAGTGGTGTTGTTGATGTATAAGCTTTCCAAAACATGTAAGCACAAACAACCGTAGAACTACCTATCTGACGTGGCTTAAGGACTAGTGTATCTCTACCCTCTTCTAATGCATTAATGATGTCTATCTGTTCTGCATTGAGTCTAAGGGGTACTACACGACCCTCTTTGGATACTATGTTGAGTCTACTGATAAACTCAAAAGGATCCTGGAATACTGTATATAGTTGCTTTTGTATATCGTTCATTCTACTCCTTAAAAAGTGTCATGGGCTGGTATGTCCCTCCCTCCCATGACTCCCTACTAAAAGAACTAGGTACAACGTTTACAAGGTGTATTGTATAGCAGCCTATAGAAAGCATACAATGAAATGGAATAGCATGCAAGGGTATTCTGTAAGGTGCGATAAAAGACCTATGGCGTTCGACCTGCTATCTTGTGTAGTTGTCGAGGTCTACATACTGTAACACATACAGGGGTATGTGTACGGTCGTATTTGACCCCATCCAATCTACACCGGCGATATCATAGAATCAAAGCAATAGGGCAAAACTATTCTTTTATCTAGGTTGTTTATAGTTAGCAGCCAGTAGACCCCAAACCAAAACGTCCCAACGATTGAGAGTTTCATTGTTTCATTGTTTCGAAACTTAGTGCGTTTCGGGATGTTTGGTGAAACAAGGCCTTGTTTCATTGTTTCGGTTGAGAGTGCGTGTTTCGGTGGTTTGGTGAAACACATATTGTTTCATTGTTTCGTTTTCTCCAACCATTGCGAAACAGCCGAAACGTCCATTGTGTCGGGTTGTGAGAGTTTCATTTCCACTTCACGATGGTGTAACAACGTAACAAACTTATTCAATTCGCTACCTGTGAAAGTTTCGGTCTTTCCGGTGTGTTTTATTTCATGTTGTGCAAGTTGAATAAATGCCCATAGTAAGCCGGTTATAGACTCACTCTTTATACACTTTGCAATTTGATTATGTGGTTTGATTAAGTAGGTATTTTGTCGTTTCGGTTTGTTTCGGTCTTGTATACTCATTTCGTCGGACTCCTTAAAACATTACAGTATCAATTGTTTCATAGTTACAGAAACAATATACACAAAAAAACTCTCACTATGCAAGTAATGAGAGTTTCATGTTGTATTGTTTCAACAATTAATACATTGACATATGATATACACTAGTATCCAAAATTTAAGACTGTTCATATCATATATCGGGCTAGCAATCCGAAAATAAGAAACATAGAATACATAGCAGGTAAGAACATTATAAATATGGCGTAATCCATCCAATCCTTAAACATTACACCACCTCCAACAATGAAACGACCTTATCATATAACTGAATGAAGTCTTCAGAGACAGACCGAATTTTATTCATTCCTTGAAATCCTCCAACTCTTTTAACACCCAACAAAACTATTTTTGTATCGTCGAACTTTCGTAAGTCGTGACTATCGCCATCTGTAAAAAGTTCATCGTCGTGAATCGTTACAGGTATGTCTAACAGTTTCTTTTTATCTGCATACGAAACAACCACAGCAACACGATCGAATCGAGCCAACCATTTATCCTTTGAAAGTTCACTATACGAATATGTGAGGTAATAGAATTCAGATTGTACTTTATACCGTGTTGGTATCTTGGTATAGTCATAAAAATGATCAAGGTTTGCAATGTCATTGCACAACGCTTCCATATCTATGACAGTGTGAAACGGTAAATCGCTTGTCGAGTTCAAACGGATAGCAAGATCAACACCATCAAAACTATAATTGTGGGCTAGTCTAAATAACTGCTGTACTATCTCAGTTAAAAACAATTCAGTGTGATGATATAGGGCTACAGTAAATAAATACTGTTTATTCTGTGATTGAGTAGTTGATAGTCTACCACTATAAGCAAGACACCCCTCTGAACACGCTCCCGACCCTCTACAAGTGTTAAGACCTTGTACCATGGTAGCCGGTGCAAGATATAAACCGAAGGCTTGAATCTCATTGTGAGTTTTTTTGAACTTGCTAGACTTCGTAAAAATACTACGGTGCTTTCCGCCTGCGGTAAACATGCAATCTTTAAAGGTATGAAAAGGAACCGTCCCACGCGTAGACATGTAACGACGAAAAGCTGAAATGTTTTGAGTTTTGATATATTTATTGTACATGGTATGTACTCCGTTATTTTTGGTTGTTTGGTAGGTTATAGAGAAAAGAAAAGATCTAGTAAGGCAATCATTTGATCATATACTGAAGAAGAAAATTCATCGTCTGAACATTCATTTTTGCAACGGTTCAAGTGTTCAATTGCTTGTACAGGTGTACACTCATTTGAATCTAGAATACTGGCTAAATATGGGAAACCTAATTCTTCAATTAGATCTATAATTTCAAATCGTTTCATGGTAGTAACTCCGATAGGGTAGGTTCTGAACTACAGAATTGTAATTCATATATACAGTGTATAGTGTTCTCGCTATAGTTGCAACTTAAAAAGAGAAAATAAATAACCTTTGACAATTCGTGACATCGCTGCAAACGCAACAATAGAAGGACACCAAAGACTAGGCCATCACCAACTGCCCCCGGCCCCAAATGCGCACATGCAAAACATTGGAGCGTCTTAAACATTGGAGCGAGATGGATGTAATTACATTTATTTTTTTTTAATAGTGTCGGTAGTAGTGGTGGTGTTGGTGTATAGGTAAGATTATTTTTATTTATTTACTTGACGTATAATGTAGACAGGATACTATAGGTATATACACAACAACTGTACAAACCTACCAACCAACATACGGAGTAACCATGTCACAACAGACATTCACATACAAGTCATCAATAATGGGTGACTTTGATTTCAGCAGTAAAGAAAAACTTATTGAGTTCCTAACTACAGACCGTTCTACAGTCCGAAACATGAAATGGAACTGTATGACCCACTATGAGGAGAATGGACCATTTGTGCCATTTTACTCAATCGAGATTCAATCTATTAAACTGACAAAACATAGTTCATATGAGTGTATGTATATCAATACATATTCAACCCATGCAAACTACACAGTAACCTATACCATCAACCTACCAACGGAGTAAACCAATGACTATCTATATCATTCAATGGCTAGACAGACGTGACTACGGCGACCCCAGTAGTTCAGTATTCACCAACATACACGAAGCCCAAGCATTTGCACTGGAGCTGCTTCAGGACCTTAACGTAACTGATGAGGAGATTGCAGACGCAGAGCGTGATTGTAATGGACCCCTTTGGGACTGTGACAACTGGTGGCTGTACACTTCATCTCGACGAGAAGAAAACATCTACGTATCATTTGAAACCCAAACCATCAACCTACCACAGGAGTAAACCATGACACAATACCTATTCACCATTACATTGCTTGACCACAGTATTGAACAACACGTAGCCTACTGCGACTGCCCTATAGACTGGGTAGTCGAAAACTACCACCACGATGACATGCTCGATTGGGGATGGATTCAAGTAACAACCAACCTACCAACGGAGTAAACCATGCCACGTTTAATGTGCATACCACCCAACGTCACACAAATAATCAGTGCAGTACCAGTACATGGTACGAAGCTGACCATCATCAACAACAGGTGGATAGTATCACCACAGACAGTTCTACAAGACTGTGCCCCAATCTGTAGTCATGCTATAGACCTAGTCCCTAATCCGGAGCGATTTTTGCCTTCAGAGATAGAAGCGATTCATCATACCATTGACGTTATCTGTTGTGCTATGGCTCGTTTGGGTCAAGTCAATCATGGTATGGAAATGGCATACGAACTAGGGATGCTTCATCAAATAGATGCAGTCAATGAAACCATACGGTACTGTAGAAAGGAACGCAATCTAGGATGCCATGACCTAGTCCTGGCAGTAGACTATCTCTATGGACATGTACGTACACCAGATGTTGGAGGTGAGCAATGATTCTCAGATTAACCAGTCCCAATAGACAACTCACTATATGCAGTGCAAACTCTATAGTACAAGTGACACCCAATCTGAAAGGATGCAAGGTGACAACATCCAACGGTAACTTCGACGTTCTAGAGAGTGTGGAGGACGTGTTCAAACTTTGGCACGATTCTTGCACTAATATTACTAATATTAGTACTAATATAGTAGCCGAGAAAAATTCTAACCTTATCAACACCAACACTAATAGTAATAATAGTAATAATAGTGTTGGTGTTGTTGGGGAAGGTAAAGTTTTGCTTCTGAATAATATGCCAATACCAGTAGACACATCCGTTAAGCCACAGTTGTTCGACTACTGCAAAAGCAATGAACCACTACTGACGTTATTCTCATACTGGGTAGACCTATTGGAGGACAACGGTGGTGAATACAATCTGGTATCAGCATACGACCTAGGTACTCTAGCGCGTGTGGTTAGAACTGGAGCGATTGAGAAGGCACGAGCAGTAATGGATTGGGTATTCAAGGCAGACCACTATCGAGCCAAATACTTGAGAGACAATGGTATGGTAAACCCGGCAGTAATCGTGTCTAGTAAGAAGTTGGATGCCAACTATGCTCTTACACAGGTCAAGACACTGCCAGCACTACCAAAGAGCGTCAGACGACGTTCTACGATTCCTACATTCGATAAGAATGGCAACCTAGTTGGAGGTGAGTAATGGCTACACAAAGAGGAATAGACATGGCGATGGATATGTTCATGGCCACATTCAATAAGAAACCGGAGTGGAAGGACAGCATTGCACCAGTATGGAGTCACTCTCTAGACAAGGTCAAAGACAAGGTCCTTTGGGATGCGATGATGCGTGTCTGCACTAAGAAGTGGAAGTACCCACCAACACTCGGTCATGTCATCGAGGAGGTCCAAGCAGTCATCAAGGAAATGGGTGGCAGTGGGCTGGTGCTCAACGACTACAAGTTCTGTGAGAACTGCATTGAGAGAGAGGGTATCATCGAGGTAGCCTATCAATACCTGGTTCGAGAAACCAATAAACTCAAGTCATACAAAGGCATAGCCCGATGCACCTGTACTGGAGCAAAGTCGAAGTATCCTGTGATGCAATGTGTAGAAGAACTGTCTAACAGCAAACATCTGGATGGTAGCATGACCATTATCGCATGGCATCAGAGCAATGGCTCACAACCGTTTCTAACCATGAAGCAACGTGAACCACACAACCACACCAAGATGCTTCAGCACATGGCAGAGAAGAAAGCAGAGGGTATTCCAAACCCATTTGAAAAGTACGTTGACCTAATCGTACAGGGAACTCATGTACCACCAGATGCTAAACCAATGAGATTTCCAACAAAACCTGTACAACCAGTTGCACAACCTACGACAACACACTACAATAATGACACAGATACAGATCATAGTATCTGGTAAACCTACCAACCAACGGAAAACAATGACTATTGTAAACAGTTTACAACGAGAACTAAATACTAAAGAATGGATACTGCTTGATGAAGAACTAAATTATGCAAGTTTCTCTAACAGTTCTGATAAAGATTATATTTTATACTTTGGTTTATATGGAGAACTATTAGTGATGGGTATTCTAGATATAGAATCAGGATCAGATGACCTATATCAAGCAACTGTGTGCTGCAAAGATAAGAGCAAAAATCAAATAACACAGGAGTTTTTAGAAAATATAAAAACTGGTGAAATTAAAATAACAACCTACCAACCAACGGAGTAAACCATGTCTTTCTTAGACGACTTCAACTACATCATATCTCAAACCAGCAACAACTCTACTAGAGCGACTCTAGAGAAAACGTTTGCTATGCTCGTGGCTCAGAACGAAACACGCAACATCGACAAACTGTTAGAGCACTGGCACAGTCTACAACTCAAACCATTTGG